ATCTCCCACAGTGTGGAGTTGACGCGCCTCACCCCTGGTCATGGCATAGATCAGAACCCAATTCACAATCGAACCTATAAGCGCTGTGAATCTGGATCCCGATGGTATGCCTGTCCGCTTGACGAATGTCCTACCGTCTGGCATCATTATCGGCGTGAAGATGAAGTAATGCTCAATCATTTCAAGCACCCCTTCATATTCAGCTCCATACGCCTTCTTTATGATGCCAAACGCGAAACGGATTAAGAACCTAGGAACGGTTGAATCAAACCGTGACCAGTCAAGTCCAACTGGTGTTCCACTCCGTTTCACGTGATCCAGCGCCATTGAGATCCAACGTTTCGTTCGTGGAAGTACTGGCGCGTTGCGGGAAAGAAGTACCTCCTGGTAAGGTTCAGCGAAACTACCCTCAATTAGGTTAATTTCAAAAGGGTAGCCCCAAACTAACCTTACCTTCGGACTGCCACGCCTCGCCAACTGTGTCCGCAGATAGGCCAAACAGGGCGCCAGCTGGCAGAAGGGTTGTTTACGCCGCATTGCCCTACGGAAGATTGTCTCCGCACGGGCTAGACCCTCAGCGTAGACGTTGAAGTCGGTTCTTTTGCCAGGTCGGCCATATAACCGCCATGAGGCGCCTGGAGAAGAGGGCTCTACCGCCACTTCATTCAGTGGTTTAGGCTTTAGCCCCTTTACCCCAAACACCTTATAGGCCGCGTTCATGGCCTCTTGCAACCGATGCTTCACGTCATCGTTCAGGCTGGACCAGGCCACATCAGAATGGTCGTACTTCATTAGACTCTCATACAACAAGCCTAATGTAGCACCCGACCTAGTATAGTGTTTAGCTAGGTCCCTCACCTCCTTGCCGAATACTCGCTCCACTAACTCCATCGCCTTACGGTCTACGGCGTGCCCTTCCCTAATTACCGCCAACATTGGCTTGAGTGGTTGATCGGACTCGATCACCGCCTCAGACAACCCGTTGGCCTTCGCGGCGATAACCCGTACGTGTAACATATCGTACACCTCCGGTCCACTTAG